GGTAAAAGAAAAATTATCTTCTGAGGTTGTTGAAAATGTTATGGACTCAGAGCCAAAGCCTGAGCCTGTAGTAGAAGCAAAGCCTAAAGCAAAAGCTAAGGCAAAAGCTAAAGCCAAGCCAAAGGCAAAGGCAAAAGCAAAGCCTAAAACAAAAGCTAAGGCAAAAAAAACTGGAGGTAAAAAGTGACAGCTAAAACACAAATAACCATAAAAGGTCAAGGCAAAATACCACTTAGTCAACCAAAAAAAATTAAAGTTGACACATCACACAAGCCGGGCAACAGTGCTGGTGAGTCAAGAGGTAAAGGAGCCGCACTAAGAGGCAACAAGTTTAAAGGCATATTTTAAACATCAATGGATTTTTATGATCATGTCTCTTCTTTAAGGAGAGCAATCCAAGATAAAGAACAGCAGATTCTTGATGTTCTTACTTCAGGTGGTGTATCTGACATGCAAAAATATAACTTTTTAATGGGAGAACTCTCTGCATTAAATTATATTCGTGATAAGATAAAAGAACACTTACAAGGAGAGGAAGATTTATAAAATGACAAAAGAAGCCAAACAAGAAGAATCAAGTATTAATTTAGATAATGCCTTTGTTAAAGAGGATGATAGGGTATTAGACCCAACTCTTATTGACAAAAGCATACTAGAGCGTATGCCTCAGCCAACTGGATGGAGAATGTTAGTTCTGCCATACAAAGGTAAAGGCATGACAGAAGGTGGAATCCAATTAGTAAAGGAAACTATCGAAAGAGAGAGTCTAGCAACTGTAGTTGCTTATGTGGTTGCCATGGGACCGGACTGTTATAAAGACCCAAAAAGGTTTGAAAAGCCTTGGTGTCATGAAAAACAGTGGGTGCTTGTTGGCAGGTATGCAGGAGCTAGGTTTAAATTAGGAGATGAGAGTGAGGTCAGAATCATCAATGATGATGAAGTCATTGCAACCATCTTAAACCCTGATGACATCATATCAGTATAAGAGGATATAGACATGGAAAATCAAGTAGATGAAATTCAGGTTCAACTAGAAGAAGCTAACAATGATGCTGTTGAAGAGACAGTTGCATTAGATGAGGCAGAATCTACAGGAGTCAACTCAGGTGACTCTGATGATGAACTGGATAGATATACAAGAGGAGTAAGCAAAAGAATTAATAAGCTTACTGCAAAGTATAAAGCCGCTGAAGATAGAGCGGTACAAGCTGAAACTCGTTTTGCTCAAATGCAAAATGAAGTTAATGCTCTTAGAAAAAAGCAAGCTGTTTTAGATGAGAGTTACACCAGTGAGTATGAAAATAGAGTGAAATCACAAAAAGAACAAGCTGAGGAACTCTATAGAAAAGCTAAAGAAACCAATGACCCTGATCTTGAAGTAAAAAGTGTAGAGCTTTTGAACAAGGTTGCATTAGAAGAGGAAAGGGTGAGATTAGCAAAAGTACAATCTGAGCAAAATAGAGTTGTACAAGAGACTCAACAAAATGTAGTCCAAACTCCACAACCAGTGTATGATGAACCTAAGCCTGATGAAAAAGCAGTAGCTTGGGCTGAACAAAACTCATGGTTCCAAAAGGACAGAGTAAAAACATATACTGCAATGGGTATTCATGAAGATTTAACCAATGAAGGTTATGATGGTACTGAAGATGAATACTATCAAGAAATGGACAAAAGATTGCAAAAGGTTTATCCTGATTTAAGATCAGATGCTAATAAAGATGCAAACCCATCTGTGCAAAGGGTAGCATCTGCTTCCAATGGAAGTAGGCAACAAGCACAAGGCAAGAGAACAGGTATTAAGATTTCATCTGACCACCTCTCTGTGAAAAATAATATTAAGCCAAGAGGCATGTCTCAAACAGACTGGCTCAAAAGAATTGGTAAAGAAATTGTTAAAATTGAAGGGAGAACATAATGGATTTAGATAAAGTAGAACAAAATACTCGTTCATCTCGTGAAGAAGAGCAACACGATAAAAGTGCTAGAAGAAAACCATGGCAACCTGCAAGAATGTTAGAGACACCTCCTGCACCTGAAGGCTATCAGTATAGATGGATAAGGTCAGAATATGTTGGTGTTGAAGATAGGAACAATGTTTCTGCTAGGATGAGAGAAGGTTGGGAGTTCGTCAAACAAGAAGAAATCCCTGACTTCCCTTTACCCACAATAGAACATGGGAAACATGCAGGTGTTATAAGTGTAGGTGGACTGATATTAGCTAAAATACCAGTAGAAACTGTTGCTGAAAGATCAGATTATTACAAGAACAGAAACATTCAACAGAATGATGCTCTTGACAATAATATGTTTAATGAGCTTGATGGTAACAATAGATATGTTAAATATTCTAGTGATAGACAGTCTAAAGTTAATTTTGGAAAAAAAAGGTAGGATATAATTATGGCAAATAAAGATGCCTCTTTTGGTCTGAAACCAGCAAGAATGATGGGAGGCGCACCTTACTCAGGTGGGCAGTCTCGTTACAGAATTGCCGCTAACTATGGTACAAGCATTTTTCAAGGTGATTTGGTAAAACAAGTTACTGGAGGAGGTGTTGAAAGAGCCGCTGCTTCTTCAACTGTGCCTGTAGTTGGTGTCTTTAATGGATGCATGTATACAGACCCAACCACATCAGAACAGATATTTAGCAATTTTTACCCTGCAAGCACTAATGCTTCAGACATAATTGCATTTATAGTTGATGATCCTAATGTGGTTTTTGAAGTACAGTCTGATGACACTTTCCCAGTGGCAGACCTGTTTGGTAATTTCGATATAATCGATACTAACTCAGGAAGCACTACTACAGGGATTTCAGGTGTTGAACTGGACTTATCAACAGGTGCAACCACTACAACATTACCTCTAAAGGCTATTGATATTTCTCAAGACCCTGATAACAGTGATGTAAGTACCTCTAATACTAATGTAATGGTTGTTATTCAAAATCACATAGCTGGCGTTAAAGGCGCTGGTCTAGCATAAGGTAGGTAAACAATGGCAATAAGTAGAGCGCAACTAGCAAAAGAGCTAGAACCCGGACTAAATGCACTGTTTGGAATGGAATATGATGAATACTCAGGAGAGTACGAAGAACTATTCTCAATCGAGGACTCAGATAGAGCCTTTGAAGAAGAAGTATTGATCGTAGGATTTGGTGCCGCACCAACTAAAGAAGAAGGTGCTGGAGTAAGTTTTGATAATGCAGGTGAAGGTTACACTGCTCGTTATACACACGAGACAATAGCCTTAGCTTTTGCATTAACAGAAGAAGCTATTGAGGATAACCTATATTCACAGCTTGGCTCTCGTTATACGAAAGCTTTAGCTAGAAGTATGCAACACACCAAAGAAGTAAAAGGTGCAAATGTGTTAAACAATGCATTTGATACCAACTTTGCTATTGGTGATGGGCAACCTCTCATTTCTACAGCACACCCTTTAACAGGTGGTGGAACTGCAAGAAATAGGGCAACCACTATGGCTGATTTGAATGAAACTTCTTTAGAAGATAACATCATTGATATTTCAACATTTGTTGATGACAAGAATCTAACTATTGCAGTTAGACCTGATAAACTGATTGTTCCACCACAATTAACATTTGTGGCTGATAGACTGCTCAACACACCGGGCAGAGTTGGTACTTCAGACAATGACATCAACTCAATTAGAAATCAATCTTCTATACCAAATGGTTTCTCAGTTAATCATTATCTCAATGACCCTGATGCATATTACATCTTGACATCTGTGAATAGTGATGGTGAAGGACTCAAAATGTTTGAGAGATCACCAATGGAGACAACCATGGAACCTGAGTTTTCAACAGGTAACATTAGGTACAGAGCAAGAGAAAGATATTCTTTTGGTGTTTCAAATTGGAGAGGAGTGTTTGGTTCCCAAGGAGCTTAATATTCTCAACCATAAAAAAGGGGAGCTTTTGCTCCCCTTTCTTTTTCTGATATACTAATTTAAAACCAAGATAACTTGTTGTTTCAACTGACTTGGCAGACTTACTCCAAAGATGAAACAGCTACATTTAGTTAGGAGAACATTATGGCTAAATCAACATTTTCAGGTCCGGTCAAATCAATGGCAGGATTTATCACAGCAGGGGTTAATAGCTCTGTTTCTTTAACAGCAGATACAACTTTAACTGTAGATGCACATGCAGGAAAAATCTTATTGTGTAATGATGCAGATGGTAAATTCACTTTGCCTTCTATTTCTTCAACCACACCAAGTGACCCTACAGACCCAAATCAAGCTAACAACATTGGTGCTTCATTCTTTTTCTATATTGAAACACTAGCTTCTGATCTTGACATTTTGACTGATGGCACAGATAAGTTTAAAGGTGCAGTAATCATTGGTATTGATGACAGCACTAAGAAAGCTTTTGTTCCAGCGGCATCTAATGATGTTATGACTCTGAATGGTACAACTAAGGGTGGTATTGTTGGTAGTGTTATTCAAGTAACAGCTATTGATACAGCTACTTATCTTGTACACAATTCATTATTAATTGGTTCAGGAACTATAGTTACACCATTTGCTGACGCTTAATAGGAGCTAATTATGGCAGATGCAGTAACTTCAACAACTATAGTAGATAGTGAAAGACTGGCTGTGCTTCAATTTACTAACACATCAGATGGTACTGGTGAATCAGCAGTAACCAAGGTTGATGTTAGTGCCTTAAATCCAAGTAGCAATGGGCAAACATGTACAGGTGTACATCTTGCAAAAATTTGTTACTCAACTTTTGGCATGAGTATTAAGCTTTTATGGGATGCTGACACTGACACTATTTGTTGGGATTTAAATTCTAACTATGCAGATTCAGAAGATTTTTCTGAATTTGGTGGATTGGTAAATACAGCAGGTACAGGCAAGACAGGTGATATCAAGCTAACTACAGCAGATCACTCTAGTGGTGACTCTTATGTAATTGTGCTGACACTTATCAAAAGCTATGGTTGATATTTTTTGTAGCAATGTTTCGACATTGCTACATTTTTGAATATGGCTAAAGAAAAAAAACAAAAGCCAATACCAAAAACAACTAAAGGCAAGGGTGCAAATTATCGCCCTACCAAAAAGGGTGCTGGTATGACCAAGGCTGGTGTCAAAGCTCACAGGAGAAAGAACCCCGGCTCTAAGTTAAAAACAGCAGTAACTAAAAAGAAAAATCTGACAAAATCAGAAAAGGCAAGAAGAAAGTCTTATTGTGCTAGAAGCAAGGGTCAGATGAAGAAATTTCCGAAAGCCGCCAAGAATCCTAACTCAAGATTAAGGCAGGCTAGAAGAAGATGGAGATGTTAAATGGCAATACCTAAAGATGTAAAAAACCCAAGTCTATACAGCAAAGCTAAAGCAAAGGCTAGAGCTAAGTTTGATGTCTACCCAAGTGCATATGCAAATGCATACATGGTTAAAGAATATAAAAAAATGGGTGGGCAATATAAAAACAAAGGTGGAATTATGGAAAAAAGTTTAAAGCCAATACCAGCAGACAATAAAGGTTTGCCAAACCTACCCTCTAAGGTTAGAAACAAAATGGGGTATATGAAAAATGGTGGTGCTGTTAAGTCTTTTATTGCAAGAGGCTGTGGTGCTATTGACCCATCAAGAAG